ATGAGATACAAGCCTAACCAATACTTAATCTGTGATTCTTACGGTAACTACTATTTAAGGATCACGCTGCCTGTGTATATGCAGCCCTTTTTTGAAGGAAAAAGGACGTTTGTCAGAAGTCTGCACACAAGTAATCTTCGTGTTGCACGTAGAAAGCGTGATCAGATTGCAGATGAATACCATTGCTTACGGGAGAGTGTTGCCCCTGTAAACAGCACAATAGAAAACACGCTGGAACTGTTACGCAGTAAGGCTAAATACGCCAAAACAGCTACCAGAATGCAAGATACAGCGTCTTCGTGTCCGTCATTGCTTAAAATTCTTGAAATCTACCTGACAATTAACAGCACGAAGAAGAAGCCAGCCACTTTAGCTAAGGCAAGAAAAGCGGTAGAGATGTTTCTCTCCTACCGTAAAAAGCCTGATATTGCATTGCAAGATGTAAGCCGCACCACTGTTACAGGCTGGATTGAACACATGCAAAAAACTCTTTCACAACAATCAATTGCAAATTATATCAGCCCAATGGCCCAGCTATGGGAATTAGCTTCATCACGTTACCACGATGCGCCAGAAAGGGCGCTCTCCCCCTGGCGAGGGCATAGGCTTGATGTGGCACAAAGTAGAGAGAGCTACGAGGCATTTTCTAACAAAGAGCTATTGCAGGTGTTGCAAGTATTTTCCGGTAATTCAGCAGAAAACAAAGAAATGACGGCTTTATGTCTTATCGGTTTATATACAGGGATGCGGATCAATGAGATAGCAAGTCTCACAATAGACGATGTGAAAGAGATCGAAGGTGTGCTGTGTTTTGAAATCACACAGGGAAAAACGAAAGCTGCGGCACGTCTTGTGCCTGTGCATAGCCTTATCACTCCATTGGTGTTATCTCTTCGTGAAAAGCCTCACAATGGCTTTTTGTTCTATCACGCCAGCATTACAGAGCGTGCTGACGGTAAACGCTCTACGTGGCATACACAACGATTTACAAGAGCTAAACGAAAGGCTTTAGGGGAAAAGGGAACAGAAAGGAAAGTGTTTCATTCTCTGAGACACGGAGTAGCACAGCTTCTTGATCGAAATCAAATTCCAGAAGACAGGATCGCCCTTCTCCTGGGCCATACACGCGGCAATACAGAAACATTCCGCACATATAGCAAAAATGCAGCTTCTCCAATAGAGCTTAAAAAATATATTGAGCTTTTACGCTACCCTGAAATAGAGAAAGGCTTATCAATCAATAAAAAATCAAATTTAAGGCGTAAAACAACGCTATAGACGTAATAAAGAGGCTTCAATATAGACTGATGCCTCTTTTATGATTATCTCGTTACAGAGCGTTTCATAGGCGTTTAAGGCTATTGTTTAAATACTGGCGTTACAACGTCTTGCCCTGGGCTTTTTTGATTTTTCTGTTCTGTTGTATTTACCTGCATTTTAACCTGTCCCCCTACAGATTTATTTGGTGCTGTTTTTACCGCAATTGCGCTTGTAGTTGCTTTAGAGACAAGACGGATTTGCTCAAAATCAAGAGTAAACAATAGACTTTCGCTTGCTTCTTCTTCATAAGACATGCCAACTAACACAACGTTGTCATAATTTTTTAACTCAGTGACAAGTAGGAAAGGTTGGCGACTGTCCATCAACTGATTTAGGTATTCAAGCATAAGCATACGTCGATTGCCGTTAATTCCCGCATTCTTAATCATATCGGGATTGAGCTTCAATACGGTTTCAGAGATACGCCCTTGTAATGTGAACTTGTTATTCCGTATTTGAACATGATCACTAACTTCTGATCCTGATTCGACGGCATAGCTTGTAACGTCTGCATTTCGGCTAACTTTCGTCGATTCCACGCTATCAAATGATAATGCCTGGTAGTCATTGTAAGCAGCATTTGCACCACTGCCGAGGTTAGAGGTAATGATCGCAAAGCCGTTACCCCCTTTAGTTGTTCTACCGTTGCTATCGTTGCTTGTGCTGTTGATTTTCGCCTCAGTCGGGCGACCAATGGTTAACGGACCCATTGCCATAATTTGTAATCCTTATTTAAGGGGGCTAAACCGCCCCACAGTGATGATTAATAGGTTGACCCGCCTGACATAACACCCAGCGTTAATAGCTTGCTAAACTCAGCGGAGGATGCCTTTGATTTGAAGTCGATAAATTCGCTCAATCGTCCGGTGTCTGATTCGATAGTTAGCGGCACTTCTGCATTTACTTGTAATTCTGGATTGAAGTTAATAACAGGTGCAAAGGTGTAAGAAGGAGCCTTGAGAGCTTGTTGTGCTGCACTCTGTTTCAGATTTGCAATGTTTTGTCCTTCGAGACTGTATTGATTTACAGCCTGCGCCCCACCTACCGTTTCTTCTGGCATAAACCAGCTTTTAATAGTGTTAACCAGGGAATTGCTGTTATCTGGCTTAGTTGTTCCGGTGCCAGCGCCTTTATATTGATCAGGAGTGAGATTAGAAAGATTCTGCTTCATTCCTTCGTTAGATAGTGGCGGTGCATCCCCTAAATTCTTTTGAATAGCTGCCGTCTTCTCGTCGTTTTTCATCAGCCAGTTGATTGCTTTCATTACAGCGTTAACCAATCCGCCGATAGCCTCGCCTAATTTGGTAAACATTGGCAGCATTGCAACCATGCTCTTTTTAAACTCTTCAATCACTTTCGGATCAAGAGATTTCATAAAGCCATCAACAAAGGCGATCCCTTGTGAGTCAGAAAGCCCACTAAGTGCATTATTCAGTTCACGGAATTTAATAACGCTTTCCTGTTGTGCCTGCGTTACCCAGCGCCCTGATTCTCGTTGTTCTCGTGCTGATTGTTCCACTTCTTTAGCGGAGCGTGTCCAGTATTTAGAGGTGAGCATCAAATCATCAGCCAGATCTTCCAGACGACTACCGATTTGTGCATCTGAATAGCCTTTAGCTACCATTCCCTGAACTGCTTTACTAACCAGACCAGCCGGATTATCAGCAAAGTCTTTTAGATCCTTTTTAGTTAGGAATCTTTCATTCATTAAAGTATTGATGCCGCTATCGCCGCCCTTCCATTCTCCTTTACCAGTTTTCTTATCAACTACATATTCAGCCTCATCATAAGATTTAGTAGCCTTCTCCCGTACATCTTTCATCTGATCGAGATACTTCCTACGACCTTGATCCCCCATCATTGAATCAACGCCGTTTTTATATGCCCATTGCTCAATATTGTTCATCTGGTTAACGTCTACACCGCCCAGCTTGGCACGGCTATACAATTCACCCAGCGTTTCAGCATTCGCAAAGCTGTTAGTAACAAATTCAGAGGCTTTGCTCATAGCCATATACGTAGCGCCAGCGCCTAAGCCACCCAGCATAACAGCCGCAGCACCGCCGCCAATACTCCCGCTACCCTTAACAGGTGCATAGGCTTTAGCGTGAGCGTTACGATTGCCATTAATCTTACGTTGTTGCTGTTGTAGGCGTTTCATTTGGCTATTCATACGTGCCAGACTAATAGCTCCTCTTTCATATTGGAGGGCAATTTCTCTAGCCTGTGCAATAGCTTTATATTGTTCCGCTACAGAAAGGCGGTGCAATGCACTAATGCTTGATCCAACGTCTAACAGTTTTAAGTCTGCCTTCTCTTTGCGTGCTGCCAGGGCTTTTTGTTCTCTTGCAACTACACGTTGAGCGGCTAATTGTGCTTTAGCATTAGCTTTATCAGCCTGTGCTTGCTTTTTAGCAATATCGTCTACGTCTTTTTTTGCTTTAGCGGTTGATTGTTTATGTGTCTTAACACGCAATTCTATATCTTTCACAGCCGCCATTTGTTTACGAAGTTTTTCTACTTCTGCTTTTGCTTTCTCTAATGATGGTCGATCAACCTGGAAGGTGACAACGTTTGATAAGCGGCTGACGGTAAGGTCTAACATGCTAATTGTTTCCCTGTATTATGATTGTTGTTTATTATTGTTTTTTAGAGCAATAGTATTGAATTGCTTCGAAAGTGCTGCACCCAGTCTGAAAGACACGCTGGCGCACATTATTTGCATCAATTGAAAGCATTCTGCATAAGGCACTGACATTGATTATTGAGTCATCGCTAATAGCTGCCAGTTCTTTTACAGATTTAAGAATTAATGCCTGTGAATTTTCTGTATTCATTGGTTTTCTCTCACATATATATTTTTATTTGGGTTTGTAGACAGTAGAAAAACAATAAGGGCAAAGAGATTCGTTACTGTATTTGCGCCTACAGGTTAGTTAATCCCTTTACCCTTATTGCCCCCCGATTATTTCCAGACGATGGGGAATCGTCTATTAACGCTTTATTTACGCCACTGTAATCTGAACAGAGAAACCAACACCGTGGTTAACCACAAGCGAGCTATTCTCGGTCACTACGTGCACTGCGTCGCCGCGATTCGATTCGAAAGCATAGCTGTAATACTCTTTTGCACCTTGGGACAGCAGATCGAAGGAACTGGAAGGAGCGCCATAAATAGATTGGTAAACACCTGCACCTTTAGCGAATTTAGGAACAGCTACAGCGTCTGCGGTCATATGTGCCAGCAGCAGCGGATCAGTCACTTTGATCAGATCAATGTTAGTTCCTGGAATGGTGAAAGTAGTTACACCAGGCAGCAGAGAACGCACATTAAACACCACGTTTGCATCGTCTACAGGGCTTGCATACTGGAACGCATTAACCATGCCAACGCTGTAACGAATAGCGTTGAATGCCGCAGGTTTACAGAACACAACAACACGCTCAATGGTTGCAGCCTGGCTTTGTGCCTTAGCAATCATATCCGTATGCATCTGATCAAATTGCTTGAATACGGTCATTGTGTTGGTGCTGGATGCGTCAACGGTTGCAGTCATTGGAGACACACCGAACAGAATGCTGTAATCGATCAGAACATCGTCAGTTTTCGGGGTATGTGTCTTGCCAGAGAACAGAGAAGCCGCGAGGATGCTTTCTTTAGTGCGCTGGAATGCAACATTGTGTTTAGCGATATATTCCGCATACAGATCCGGCAGTGTTTCTTCAATAGAGCTTCCGGCTTTGCGTTTGCCTTGCACGTCCTGCGGTTTGATCAGGTCTTCACGCAGGAAGTAAGGGATTTCAATCAGCCATTCTTCCCCGTTCTCACGCTTAGTAACGTTATGCTCAGAGCTAAAACGGCTTGTAGGATGGTTGAACAGAGATTCATTGCTCTCGATAAGCTGGGAAACAGCCACTTTGTGACTTTCTACAGGCACAGGATCAGTAAAATCCAGAGTAGACAGTAGGTAATTGCGTGAGTCGTTTAATTCGAACAGTGGAGCAAGATCAACCACTTCATTTCCGATAATCATTATTATTTATTCCTTCTTAAGATGTGAAAACAGAGTGGAAGCCTTCAAGCTGGAAGCCTTTAGCAGCGAGAGCTGCAATAGCAGCTTCTTTTACAGCGCCTTCGGCATTCAGGGCATCAGCTTTGATGCAAACAAGTCCGGCATTAGCACGAAGCACGTTAACTGTTTTATTTGAATCAGCAGTTACGAAGTCAGACACAACGACAAGAACATCAGCGCCGCTAACATATTTAGCGCCGGATGAATCAATGAGGTCGCCGCACGTTACATCTTGTGCAAGTGCTGCAAATTTTTTGCTTTCTACAGCCGCGTAAGGGTCGGTTGCATAGCTCACTACGTCAGTGATGCTTTTACGATGTGGGAAAACATCGCTTAATTTTAAAATAGCCATTATTTTTCCTTAGATTGTTTGATTTGTTGAGCTTTAGCATTAATCAAATCTTGGTGAGATGGTTTATTGCTTTCAGCCTTATAAAGACGTTCACACTGTTTCTTTAATTCTGTGGGAGTGATGCCAAGCGCGTAGGCTGTAGCATTCAACACATCTTCAGTTAGTGTTAACTTTTCATTGCCATATTTCAGGATAATTTCTTGTTTCATTTATATAACGATTCCATTATGTTGGAATTTAATAAATCCCCCAGGCTATAAGAGGTTCAATCTGACAATAGCGAGGGGGATTTATTAACGTGTCGGGCAATACACAGCGATAAGTAAAACCTTGAGGAGGTTTTAAACGTATCTCTAAGAATGCTTATTAAACATGCTTAAAGATAGGTTTAAAGGGTGAACAGATATTCCTGAAAACATGCTCTTAGGAAAACATGCGGAATCAATCAGGAATATCTATTCGGGGCGCGGTGGCTAACCGCTATCTTTCATGGTGTGGATGCACCAGTCAGATTTTAAGGAATCACTGTTCCAATCTACTCACAGATTAAATTTTAATAGGGATTAACTACACCAACAGTAATCTACCGTTTCAGAAAAAGCTTTTTTACAACCAAAGATTATAGATTTGCAGTCTATAAAACCCGTTTTGCTATCAATATTTCCAAAGGTTATTGCACAATTCTTAGCTAAACTCTCTCTGCTTGCGGCTAACGCTATGCAGATGATTGTTTTTGACAACAACTTAATAGATTATTCTGTTACTAACTTCTGTCATTAAATAAGAGTTTAATGATGTTAGTAAATAGTTATAAAATATAACTATCAGTGTAAGGCTCTTTAATGTTTTCGGACAAAATAAGGAGCTTTAGGATAAGCATAGATGAAAAATAAGAGCGGGAAGGGCAAGGAGATAACACCTACCCGCTTTTATCAAAATTAAGCACAATGCCTAACAACATTCATCAACACAACGTAGAAACAATCAACAATCAAAGAGGGAGTTATGATTATTCTAAAACTTCTTGAGGGGATGGAAGGTAATATTTGTTAGAGGTTAATGCCATTCAACCTTTGAGGCTATCACCTTCCATATGCAGGGATTTATGACAGGAAAAGGATTAACACCAGTCAAAACCTTTTTATCTACCCCTAATATCATTATATAATGAAATCGTTATAAATGCAAATGATTTTCATTATCATTTAGAGAAAATAGCACTTTTTGCTAAATCATCTACTAATTGCTGAATCTCTTCACTTGCAGCCTTTAACGTGCTGGCGGTGTCTGTGATGGTTTGAGTGCACATCTTGGCATCGTCCTCAATTAGCTCTAAATCGCTCACCAGAGAGATAAAATCGTCAAGGCTTACATTCACCTTCATTAAGCTAATAACGCATTGAGAGAGCGTGTAATCGCATAAATCTGAATAGGCTTGATTTATTCTTGTTTGTAGTGAGATAGTCAGATCTAAAAGTTGTTCCATTGCATTGCTAATATCTTCTTCCATTATGCGTATTCTCCTTGTAATGCATCATTAATCATATTCAATACGATGTTAAAAGGTGTCTTGAGCGTCAGCACTTCATCACGGTAACGCTCTAATGCTTCGTAGTCTTCTGTTTCTTTTGCCAGCCGAATTAACTCAGCATAGTTTTTTGCATCAGACAAGATCATCTGAAATAATTGTGTTTCCTGTATATGGTCGATCATTGTTGTTCCTTTTATTTTTAGTTTGAACGTTTGTTAGATGCGAGAGTGTCGATCAGGTGCTGCATCAGATCTGTTTCTGTAACGCCGCCTACCTGATTGTTGAAACTATTAAAACCGATATAGTGCCTGTAGCTGGTAAAATTTAACAGCTGCCATTTCTTTAATGTGCCAGGTTCTATAATCGTTGTCTTTCTTGTTCTGGGTTTGAAATACACACCATCACCCATTGATTGAATAATTTCTAATTCTTCGTTTGTAAGTGGTGGGCTGTTAGATTCTAAAATGAAGATTATCTCTTCCCCTGGAATTTCGTTATTGGTATGTGTCGGTGGACGTTGTCTTGTTGAATTGAAATTACTGTTTTTTTCAATACGTTTTAAGTTGTTCTTTTTCTTTCTTCCCATTTTCCCTCTTTTTATGTGGATTATAAAAACTTAATGCCATAGTTACGATGAATATCGCCATAAATGCATTTGCCATATGTATTGCCCGATCTGTTGTTATTGATTGTTTGTGATAAACAATTCAAAATCTTTGTTTAATTTCAAAAGACGAAATGTAGTGCTGTTATAAGTCATTTACTCTCCTTAGAATGGTATTGAATCGTATATTTCACTTTTTTCTCTTAGAGATATTATCAGATCGTGAAAAGCCTGTTTCTCAAGATAGATATTCTTTGAATCTAATGCTCGTTTTACAAAATCTTCTGTTTCTTCGTGCGGTGGTTTCTTCTTATCAAGGGAAAGAAGCCAAGTAAAAATTTCGGGCCGCTCAGGGAACTCTGATTCCTGTGTTTCTTCTTCAATGATGATTTCTGAAACATTCAATATTTCATTAGATTCGTCTTCTTTCTCAGAAGGATCAGGTAGTGATGACTCTCCAGGGGGAGTAATATGTGCATCTGTGAATGGTAATGCTTTATAGAGTGATGTTTGCCCGTCCCGAGCCTCTACAGAAAGAACTCCCATATCAACAAACATATTTATAATATTGCGAACCTGGCGATCACTAACCATTCCAATATTAGATAATGTTTTTTGAGTGGCGTAACATTCTTGCCCTTGTTCATTGAATCCAGCTATATAGCTATAGATTTCAACGGCTGGCAGTGTAGCGGTGTATTCATTACCTGACGGTGAGAACCACTTTTTAAACATCTTCAACCACTGCTCAACGACTACATATTTTTGTTTACCATCTTTCTGATTTAGACATTTGGCTTTCGCTTCGGCAATTGTTTTGATATTTTTGATCATTTAGTTCCTCCTTTGTAAGGACTGTAATTAGTAATTCATTAACAAGTTTTGGAATTGATTTCCCTTCTGCCTTTGCACGATTTAACAACGCGTTATAAGTTGCAGAATCAAAATTAATATTCATTTGGTTTTCTCCTTCTCCTGTTATTATTCTTTCTCTGCTTTACGCAGTTCATCAATAATTTTTAGTGCATCGTCAAAACATTTTTCACGCTCTGGATAACCACAGCGTCGCGCTGTGTTCCTATTCATTCTTACCCTAAAGCGGTTGATCTCACCACGTTTCCAGGCTTCAACTACATCTTGAGAAGTGAAATACTTCACTAATTAACCTCCTATTCTATTTGGTTAAAAGAAAAAGACACCTTGCAAGCCTCTTGGGCTTCAAAGTGCGGTGCATTGGTTTAATTATTTAGAGGATAGGAATGTTTTCCTGCCCCTAATATTACTTTACCATAACTAAAGGCTTTTGTCAACCCCCGCCCATAAAATATTAATCATTTTTCAGTATGTTATGATTTTACTTAGCAATTCGTGCTCTTCTGTGTGATGCTATTCTTCCTTATTCTCTAAAACGCGTTCTAACGAGGTTTTGATAAAAACAATACATTCCCTTATGTAATGACAGTTTAGCTCGCCAGAGGTTTATTTAAGGGGCTTATTTTGTATTTGTTAGGTATATGAAAAGGAGATGATAGATAAACTCTAATTTCAGACACCTTATAAAATACCTGTAAAGCTCCTCAGAAGCTCTATAATGAGCTAATCTATTACCGCTAAGGTTTCCCTGCCTTATATACGTTTAGCTCGCCTACGGCTTGATTTAAGCGGTAGAAACTTATTTAACCTTCAACTACTAAAACCATTCTTTTTTGTTTGTTGTTGGTTGTTGTCTGTGTCTATGTGCTAACATCGCTAACGCGTAGCACACAAGGTTATTGCACTCGTCAGAGTATTGCACAATAGATTTTCTCTTAAATAGATTGATGATCGTTAGATTGGCGTAAGCCTCATCAATGGAACTATTGAAGCGCACAGCGCACAGCGCAAGACTATTTAGCCTTACGCAAGCCGTAGGCTATTTGCACATAGTAGATTACATATTCGTTGTGAGCGGCATTAGCGAACATAGATCTACTAACTAACATCAACAAACAAAAACTATGTGTTATGACAAGCAGTCTAACGACTAACACTCTAACTTGTGCAAGGTTCTGGCGAATGCCAATAGATTAAGGGATAGTCGTTAGACTCCCTAACGGGTATCCCTATAATTATTCTTATAAAGATAAAAAAGAATTATATTATATAGTTTAATTGTAGTTTAATTATAGTATTGTCGGAAATCATTTCCTAGGTGATAGGAACTCATTTCCTAGGTAGGTAGGAAACCACTTCCACGGTTATTTCCTAAATAGATCGGAACTCATTTCCCAGGTGTTATTTATACTTATCGGGTATCAGACTTGATAGGGGTAGCTCACAGTGACCTACCGTTACATCCAATCATCACATAACATCTGTGCAATGATCTTCTAAAAGTGTTTCTTGCTACCAAAATTAAACATCTAAAACAGGCTTAAATTCAATGTAATTGATGATTAATCCCTGTGTAATTCCTACGTAAAAATCCAATGAAAAGTAGCTTAAAAAGTGCAATGTTAGCTTTCTTCACTTTTGCGTCATCATCAGCAAAGCCTTATGTTATGCGGCATATAGCGCATCACTGCAAAATTGTTGCTCAATAAACGTTCTATCATTTGTCGAACAAGTTCTTTCACGTGTTGAAAATTTATGTTTAAATTTGCTTTCAATCTTTAATGTGCAATCACTATCAACATAAAAATAAAAACCTTCTATTATATTTCATAGCATACAAAAGTCAATAGAAGCCCTCTCGTGCTCCTACGTAAAAAATCCACCACTTTTCCCCTTATACATCAACTCAAGGCGTTCTATGTGTTCCTTAGTGCATATTACGCTTATTATGTTAAATGGATTTTGGCCCATATTTTGACCTGCACCCGCATAAACACTGGTTTCATCGCTTACAGCCCTTGTGAGACGTGGTGCTGTTTCTAGCATCTGATCCGACATAAAACCGATCATTCTCGTGTTTAGTGAAAGTTTAGTGAGAGACATTACAGAAAGGCTTTCTGTGTAATGATTTAATTGGTAAAAACGATGTTGATTACGCAAGAAAATTCCTTGCTGATATTTGGGGATTCTGGATTTTCCAGATCGGGGGGCGGTGAAAATCGCGTTAAGCACTTCTCGCAATCTAGCCATAAGGGAAGGGATAAAGGTATTTAGATGTATTTATAGCTATTTATGGCTATTTATTTTTTATTTACCTTAATTTAAAAATAACCTTATAAATCAATAAGATACAGGACTATCTGTTTATATTTTAATCAATTAAATCAAGTTTAATACCCTTAAACCACCTGAAAATAACCTTAAATACCCCAATAATTAATTTTAACGATTCCTGTGCTCTCTCCTACTTTGCAAAAAGGCAAAAAAAGCCCATAGAGGCACAAAAATATTAAAATCAATAACTCAATAATGCCTCTACAAGAGCTTCTCTAACTGTTATTTTTGATTGAGCTTACATCGATCCCATTGTTCTGTCGTTCTTGTGATACGATCGCTTATTGCAAAATTTAATAGCCAAGAATCATAAGCATAAACCTTGCTTTTATCATCTGCCATCATAAACTTGCCGTTAGCATTCAGTTTTGGCGATATCAAATATGTTCCATTTAATCTGTTAGCCTTGAAGCTATCTGCATATAAAGTTACTTGTGCGTATCCCTGAACACGTAATGCCCCTAAACGTCCGTTTTCGATTGATGCAATAGAGTATTGGCAAAGATAATTTTTGGCAGCAGGAGTCGTTTTCACTCCTTCAGTTTTTCGTGAATTATTTGATTGCGAGCTTCGAATAGAGGATGAAGGATAAGAGTATGAATGATTTTTATAAGATGAAGGGGCATAAGAGCCAATCCGGCACGTCTTACCAACAGCTATACACGAGTTACCACAAGGTATTCCTTTTTTGCAGTTTTTAGCAACTGCGGTAGAAGTTCCCCCTACAAACAACGTTGTAAAAATCATCATCCTCACAAATGCAGACCTGCGCATATAACCTCCCTTTTTAGATTATTCTTATGCTATACACTTGCTTAAAAAAATAAAAGTGCCCTCTAACCTTTATCGTTCTCCATCACAATTTGAGAAGTAAGAGCAGCAACCTCAAGCGATGATCACGTTTGCGCCGATTTCAGAGAAAAAGACAGTAACTGAACTCACTATGAAGGCTAAACGTATCTTTACACTTGATGAAAACGTTCAAAAAACAACCTAACCCCAAAATTCAACAAATAACAACATATTGTTTTTAAAAGAAAATTAAATCTACATCAAATATTGGTTGACGTAGATTGAGGTGAATAGTAGACTATTAGGGTAAATTGCCATTCTTGCAACATCATTTAATGCATGTTCTAATCCTCCTATCCCAAAACCGGAGGAAGTTATGCATTTACTTTCAAAACATCTTCACACTATTCACTTTCTCGTTATTGATGTATTCATTGTGGCTATTAGTTACCGCATTTGCATCGCTTCCAGTGAAGAGATGGACGCTGTTGCAATTATTGCTCAAGCAATGGCGATGTTAACTAAACGACTTTAATAATTTCACTATCAGGCGCATAAACACATCTTTGATCGCTGGATGTGTTATGCGCCTACTGGTGATTCAATCCTTAAGCCATTTCAACTCACTAAGGAGTTTTCTTTCTTCGTTCTCTCTCTGTTTACGCTCTAGCCAGGCTTTTCCTTCTGGCGTAGACAGGAACTTACGAGCGTGAATCTTGCGGTTATTACGTTTGATAGCTGCAATGTTTTTCATCGTGTGCCTCTGTATTCATATGAAAATTAACAAGTTACATACTACACAGGGAGACTACGCATAAAACACAATACAAGTAAAGATACATTTTCAAGACAATAGGAGCCATAAAGCGCCTTTGATGGGCTACCCCAAAAAATAAGCGCCGTAGGCGTATCCACTAAAAAGGGCTTTTTCACAAAAGCTATGAAGTCTTAGCAGTTCTTCTCTTATCAGGCACCCGTTGTACTCCGGTGGACGAAACCGTGCTAGAGCTTGATTCTTTCCCGATCAAGTTAGGTTTTGAAGAGGTGGGCTTTAATCCACTATGCACTTAAAACTACTCTTCCCATCATTTAGCCTGTTTATCCTCTGCAACGTCATCTCGACGTGTAGCATCATTGGACACCGCGCCAGGTGTGGAACATCTTGCTAAGAGTTTTGGTAGAAGGTTTAGAGACGGTGGCACGTCTTCCAGCTTCAAAGGAACTTGTTACGAGGTTGAGCCTGGGAACTACTCGCCCATACGTGTTACACTACCAAAGCCCATAACAACGTATAGGCGTTTGTAAGTGATAACAGAAGATACAATTTCTTAGAGAAGCTAAGCTAAGTTATTGATTTTCTTGATGGTGCCGATAATAGGAACAAATTGTAGAAATCAACACATTGATATGTATATAAAAAAACTATTACGCAATCATTAGATACCCCCAAAAGTACCCCCAGACTTGCTTGTTGCTATCTAAATTGTTTAAAAAACATTCTATTGTTGTTGATACCACAATGTAAGAACCGCCTTGAAGCACATCAAGTAAGTTAGACGTCAAAATTGCACTTAGGGAATTTGTGTTTCAGGCCCAACCTTAGTGATGTTTGCCGTACAGCTCCCTTTATGATCATCCTATGATAAAGTTAAGCTCCCTTCGAAAGGAGACCGAAATGACGATAACGGCCTATTCTAGAAAATTTAAGCGTGAGCTGGATGCTAAGCAGTTGGAAAACCTTTTCGAACGTAGCAACTCAGATCCTTCTCTAAGTTTTAGAGATTTTGTTAAAGAGGATGTTGAATGCCCGGCATGCAATGTTTCTGGTGGTTATTACGTTTCGGAAGGAAGATCTCTCAGTAACGGCAAAGTTGTAAAGCAAGCACACTTTGCATTTCGAGACAATCTAGGTAAAGACTCTCACCTCCCATTTTGTGATTTTTATACTGGCGATGATAAGTTGAACGTTGTTTCAAATGAAGGCCAAATTGATTTTATGCGCTCGGGTTCTGAAGCGACACGCTTAATAGGTCTTATGGTCTGTGCGGGAATTCAGGAGAAGATTTTTACGCAAGAAGATATACGTAACATGCGCCAATGGTTCTTAGATTTAAGAGAAAAAGGCACTTTTACATTTAATTTAAGCCCTCACATAATCTACCTTGCAAAGGCCTCATTGATTAGATATAAGAGAAACAATGATAATTATGTTGTCGATCTCAGCGCCATAAACAAAAGTTGGTTCGATATCAACGAGGAAGTATATCAATCTCTTTATTTCAAGCATCCTCAATTCTATCTAGACCGTCATGAGAATCCTGAGCTTTGGAATGTAAGACTTAAATCAGTAGTCAAAAAAGCAAGAACTATATTAATTAAAGACTCTGGGACGTCAACATTTGACAGATCAATTCTCAACGAAAAATATGAGATAGCTACTCGAATGGCGAGACTGATTCGAGACTACCACCCTCGACTCCGTATGATTATTAGTTACACCCCTACATCTATTAAAGCAAACAACCCACTCATGGCTTTATCTGCATTATTACTACATGTTTCAGATTGGAATATTCAGGAAAGCTGTAAAAAAATCCAAGCGATTTTAGCAGTTGAGAAAGTTGACGATAATTCTGCAGGAAACATTATTGGATTAAACCCATTCATCCACCACAGCGCTTGGGTTCTTGTTAAAGCGTTAAATGACTTACATTCTAATTTAGACAAAAAATTTGATTTTGATAAAGAATTCAACAAAGAAAAAGAGAGGCTTATGAAAATTTACTATCCAAATGGTCAATAACAAGTAAATTCTTATCTCTACAGCTAAATACATACTTGAGCTGTGTTCTTACAAATTTTAATGATTACCGCTAATATATCTCGGAGGTCAAATGAATATAACGGATTTTCTAAAAGGCTACAGAAACCACCCAATATTATTTGTTGGAGCAGGTTTCAGCATGAGATACTTATCAATTTCTTATAGCTGGCCGGCACTCTTAGAGAAAATTAGTATTGACCTGACAAATTCTAATGAACTCTATAAAGATCTTGTCAGAGAAAACAGCAATAAAGATGGTATTGTAGACCTTCCAAAAGTAGCAACGCAATTAGAGCAAATTTTTGATGCAACACTAAAAGCAGACAGGAATGGAAAGTTCAAATATATCAATGACTTATACTACGAGTCGGAAGATATATCCTCAAATATCAGCAGATTTAAAATCTATCTTTCACAGGTGGTTAATATCACAGATTTAAAATTAGGAGTTCAAGATGAAATATCTGAATTAGTAAAGGCCTCAAAAAACATTGCCTCTGTGATTACGACAAACTATGATAATTTTATCGAAAGTGCAATTGGTTATAATCCTGTTATTGGAAATGATATACTTTTAAGCAATCCTTATGGTTCTGTTTATAAAATTCACGGATGCGTTAGCAAACCAGAATCCATAATAATAACCAGTGATGACTATATTCATTTTGATAAAAAATATGAATTAATTCGTGCTCAACTCCTATCCTTGTTTATACATAATCCGATTATATTTATGGGATATAGAATAGGTGATCCGAATATAAAAAAAGTATTAAAAACAATATTCTCATACATACCACCTCGTTCTAAAATTGCAGAAAAAATAAAAAACAACTTCCTTCTTATTGAAAGAGAAGAAGGTATTGATAATTTAAACATTGTCTCTCACGATCTCGAAGTAGAAGATGCAGGGTTAATTAGCATTAATAAAATCGTTACAGATAACTTCTCAGATATATATAAAGAACTTGCTCAACTCCACTTACCAGTTTCGGTAATGGATATACGCAGAGTAGAGAGTATCTTTGGTAAAATAAAGGAAGGTGGAGACATAAAAGTAAAACTTGTTGGGGATTTGGAGACACTCAGAAATGATGAGCTTGTTCTAGCCGTCGGTTCTGTTAACTCTATAAAAATATACATGCAAACACCTCAGGAGATGATGGAAAACTATTTTGATCTAATTTCAAATAAGGAATCACATGTTGTCGAGTTGCTTGACAAGTTCACCATCAATAAAAGATCATATTTCCCAGCTTATGCTTTTCATAAATTCAGCCCAGGTGTTAAATGCTTAACATCATTAATGAAAAATCAAAAAAGATTAATAAATCTAAACTATTCAAGGTTACCCAAGAATCAAAGAATAGTAGAACATACCATTGAAGATATTTACGCTAAACATTCTGATAGTTATAGCAAATTACAAAATATTATTTTCTTCAATGCTCATGATGAACATATACCCTTAGAAGATTTAGAAAAACATGTCCGGGAGTTTAAGGACAAATCTCATACTGATTATCGGAAACTTTTAGCATTATATGATTACCTCGCATACAATGTATAATTATATAAACTATCATTGTGATTATAGTTAGGTAAAACTGCAACTGATGGTTTTATACGATTACTAGTTGCAACCGCAGTTTACAGATCACATCAACTGTAACTTAGAGCGTTTAGAGCAAAAAATTCCCGCTGGCTGTGCCGGCGGGTGACAAGTTTTGACAGGTGCTGCCAACGCTCTGCAATTGAAGCTTTCTGAAACGGTAGCGGTTGACACTTTCCCCAGGTAAGGCATAACAAACCATAACAGGCTGACAGCTGCCCTGCTTCGCATCAGTCCTTTACACGTTGGCTGCAGCTGTTGTGCGTGAGCGTTAAGATCCGTTAGGTTGAGTTGACACTTTTCCGCGAAAAACCTTAACAAAACTTAGCATTTCTAAGCATGGCAACTTGACACTTTTCGCGATTTTTTCGGCCTTTTGATGTGGCAAACATGGCGCAAGACCAGTAATGGCGGGGCTTACAGCGAGGTTGACACTTTTTCGTGTTCAGAGTGTAAAGTGTCAACCTTGCAAGCTGCTCAACTTGACACTTTTTGCGGCCGTTAATGACCTGTTTTCTCCCATTCAGCCAGGGCGTTTAGTCCTGCCTCGCTCCATGATTCAAGTTCATCAGGATAATCACCTGCAACATAGCAGAGTTCACAGCGCAGCATACGAATTGCCAGCCTGGCATTACCCCGCAAATTGTATTGTTCAAAGTAATGCTGTCCTTCATCATCCTCAAGGCAGATAGCACCATCATCAAGAAAGTGTGCTTCCCAGCCTAATTCCCCGGCTGCATCCTGCACACGCTGCTTTATGTCATCGTCCGTTACTGGCGCAGGAATTTTACCGTCTCTGTCCCTGACAGCTTTCCAGAACTCGCCCCACGTCATTTCCAGCGTTCTCTCAGGCCACATTTCAGAAACAGTGTCTTTTCCCTGTGATGATGGGCTGTTTCGCCACTCTGTAGCCTCCATATCAATTTTTTTACCCGACATGACCACCTCGCCTTTCTCGATCCAGTCGTAAACTGTCTGGCGGCTTACACCTTTGTATTTGGCGTATTCGGCTTTACTCATCAACATGTGGCTCACCTCATGCATATACGATAAACATTCACTTCATGCGAAAAAGGAATTCGTTGTGGGTATGGCGGAGAGGGGCAATCACCGCCCCTTGCGGATTCAGTTACGCCAGGATGGCTGGCTAAGCGTGGTTTTCATTACATCGTTGACGACCTGTTTTACGATTTCTGTGTTGGCAGTCGTGCTTTCAACATCAACAAAACCATAATCGCCAATTTCCACCGTCAGAGATTCCAGTTTTTTCCCCAGCGCGTCTGGCAGCTCTCCACTGAAACGGTGCTGAAGATTTTCCACCAGCAAATCCCTGAATGCCTCACTGTTCTCTTTTTTCTGCCATAGCTGGCGTTTATCCACTCTGATATTTAATTTCACAGTTTCACCTCTTTAAGTGCCTTGTCCATCAGTTGCCTGGCAATAACATGAATCGACGGGGCCACACCAAGCACAGATTTTTGACGCTCTTCGTCCTGGATGCGCTGTAATGCTTCAATCTGCTCACGAGCGAGTAAAACGGGTTTTACGCTGGCTTTTCTCATAATCATCTCTCCTGATCAAAGCAATGCTCATGATTGCATAAACTGAAATAACAATCCATTTTATTGCAATTTGTGAAACATTTGCGCGTAATGTTCACGTTCTTCCCAATGACTTCAACCACCTGAAAACACCCCCCGCAACACTGCTGTCTGTGGGCTTTTTTGCTGACACAAAAAAGCCGGGTAAAATCCCGGCCTCTCTCATGGATTGTAATTTTTTGCCCCGGGGTATTTCCTGAATGCCTTACCATTGGGCTGATGTAATCCCATACCAGCATGTGCCTGGCTGATGGTTTCGCGCATCTCTTCGAAATTATCCAGCTTTGCTGGTGGGCGGGCTGCCTTGCGGATACATTCCGCGCGACGTTTTGCCGCCTCCTCCCGAGCCTTATCACCATCCACTCGCATTATGACTTCTGCCCATCTTTCCGCCGCTCTCCGGTCCAGACCACGCGCTTCCAGTGCTTCCGCTTTGCTGTCGTGAATCATGCGCCTGTTTTCTCCTTTGCTGCCCGGCGCTGACGTTTGCGCTTCTCATTCAGCGCCATCAGCCGCATTTCTGCCTCGTTCTGTTTCTGTGGTGTCACCTCGCCGCACGGCTGGCCTTTCAGGTCATAGCGCACCCCACCAGCAACCAGGGCTCGGTAATAGCGCGGTGACTGCGCATAAGATGCCAGTGACGCACGTAATGCCCCTGGACCGAATGCCAGCTCCCTGACGGCGATATCCTGCACCAGGTCATTGAATATCCCCACCTTAAGTGGCTTCGGTGCTTCCCTGCAGAATAAGTCAGGCCACAACTCAGTGAGGCGGTTAACGCGCCTGCGGTTTTTGCGCTGGCGTTTGGTCATATGCCGCCACGGTGTCGCCCCTGTGGGCTTCTGCTGCGCTTTCTGGTTACCGGGCATCACTTTATGTGCCGATGTGGTTTTATCCTGCTTCTGTGCCGCCTGCGTCGTTTTCTGCGGCGTGCCGTAAATACCTTTCGGTTTTCTGTTAATGGTCAGTTTTGTCATGCTCTGCCCCATCATTGTTGCCGTCATATCGGCACGTAAAAATAAAACTGTCTCATTGTCAGTTACCTGTCAGCTTTTATGCCTTTTCCGGGTGGGATGGCTGACAGTAGTCAATCGTAATACAAAATTTGAACAATCTTTTTTCTGTACTCTATAAGGCGTAAAAAAACATTTTTTACCGGGATATCGGGATATGAACAAAAAAACTTATTTATTTCATGGTGTTATGTGATTTTTCATATCCCGCCATATCCCGGTAAGTTTTTTTTTGCTTATGCATCAATAAGATATTGCGGGATACATTCCGGGATACGGTTATTTTGTTTGTTTTACAACCACTCGTAAACCTAAATACCGGGATACGGCGGGATACAGCGGGATACGACAACAACACATAAATAACTGATATTTCTGCAATATATTTTTCATATCCCGATATCCCGCATATCCCGCGATTTTTGACCCTCTGCGAGCGTAGGTTGTGCTATTCGTCTTCTGCCTGATCAATCAGCACGATAAATCGCTGCTGTGTTCCGTTAATCTTCACTGTTTTCGATGTCCAGCGACCAGGTTCTGCACAAACCAGCATTCCGGCTTCTTCCAGCGCCTGACACCCAAAGTTCCTGGATATACCGCATAAAATTTCGCTATCAAACACTGACGGGATAATGTGATATTCGGGTTTTCCATCCTCACGCTTACCGCTGACAAGATAGCCTGCAAGATTGCTTATACGGGATGCATAGTGGTTATCCATATCCCCATTGCTTTTCCCGTAGGTATAAGGCTGAAAACGACTCAGGGCATGGCGCTGAATAAAGTCACGGGCGCGACTGATGACCTGATATTTTTCCCGGTTTTCCAGCCCGAAATCCTGTAGCCAGTCATCAAAAGCCCGTTGCGTTGCTTCCCGGCATTCTTCAGCTGTCCAGCCAGTAATTGCGGTAGCAAGCTCTCCGGCTGCATCCAGCATGGCGAATCGCGATGCCACTCGCCTTACCTGTGACGAGGCATTTTCAGGCAGATTTCCCAGCCAGGCATTTTCTTTATCTGAAGTGGTGTTGATAGCCAACTCCTTGTGAGCGGATAACCAGCGCACCCACTCACGTCCCGCAGCGCCACAATAATTTGATGAAAGTCGCTTTATGGCCCTGGCATGTTGATCACCATCGTCATAACCGTTAAACACCGTTGTATCGGTAAAGGGAATGCTTAGCAGTCGCACCAGTTGCCCTGCCTTTGGGGCAATTCCCCCTTTTAACAGGAAGGTTTCAAAATCTTCTTCTCCGGTGCTTAGTGCCGCTATTTTCCAGCGCATTACCGCACGATTGCCGCCGTCCTTGCGCCCCTGAATCCTGCCCACACCGTTAAACAGGCTGTAGGCGGATTGCGCAATGTCATTAACCCTTCCTCCCTGACCAATTTCATCAATAGGGATAAAACCGTCATTACGTGCAGCTGCTTCCACTGTCAACCCGTGCCGGGTGGCATCCCACGAGAGTTTAAGCATTTCAGGGTCGCCATAAAGGCTGGTGGCGGCCTCCACAGTCGTGGTTTTCCCCGCTGACGACTGCGCGAAAAGATGAATACCAAAACAACTACCCCCCACAAGGGAATTTAGCGGGGCTGCCAGCCCGACCAGCACCCCAAGCATCATTGAGTGATTGCCACGCATCAGAGAAGCAACATTATTTCGCCATTCATGCACCGTGCCCCTGACAATATAGCCTTTGATGGCGGCAGATCCGCCGCAGAATGCTACGGGACGATCAGGCACACCAATCACCTCGCCATCAGGCATAACATAGGCTCCACAATGCCAACCTGCTGTTGATGTGACCTCCCACACCGTGCGATCTCCATGACGTTGCAGGTATTCCGCCAGTTTGTTCAATAAATGGGCGCTGGTAGTGATTGCAACTCCCCGCCCACGTAATCGCGCCCATCCTGCGGGCATACCGATTTCATTGCGCGGCATCGCTTCGTAAATAATTTTTTGTGTCCCTTCCGGGATCATTTCAATAATCAGATACGCCTCCCTTCCGTCATTACCAATACCTGCCGTGCGCATCCGGTCACTCAGCCAGGTTTCTTTATAATTCATCTCCTCTGCCCTGGTGTTGGGGATTGGCTCGATATACCAGAGCGCCCCGTCTTTTTCGGTAATATGCGGTTTCATGGGGCCTGTTTTACCGGGTGAGCCACCAGCTATTCCGATTCCTTCAGTCAGGGTTTCCCCGCGCTCTGCCTGTTCACGGATCCGTTGCAGGTAGTCGCGCCAGTTCTCCGGATCCTGGTCAGGGATACCTTTGTATAATTTCGCATCCTTTACGCCAGCCAGCGCCAGCCTTTCAGCGATAGCATTAATCTGGATTGGTTCGATCTCCCCCGCGAGATAGACGCGCGCAAAACGACGTTCATCGTCGACAATGCGGATATTAGCCAGATCTGCCAGTTGCTTTGGCCCCAGGTAAACAGGCGGCACGCTATCGCCATATTTCCGTCCTTCGCTTTCAATCCAGTGTTGAGCGTGAGCGTAAGCATCCATCCCGGCAAAAATGATTGCCTCAGTGAATTTATCCTTCGGCTGATATTTTAAATTCGGCGCGTTTTTCACTTCTTACCCCCAGCTACCAACATTGCCCGGATTTTTTTAATACTCGAGGCTGCACGTCTCGCTACTGCCTGTTCTTTGTTTTCCACCAGAATAAAATCACGCTCAAACTGACGGCGCGGCATTACGCAGTCATATTCGTAAGCCTCACGGCGGTAGGTGATATTTCCTGGCGTAACGTGACGAATAACCACTCGTCCCCCACGTCTGGTGTCGCGGTAAATATCGCCAGAGCGAATTGCAGACCGAGAGAGGCCGCTGGCAGTAAAGCCAGAATTTTTCTTTTTCATGGTTTTATTTTCCTGTCAGCAGTTCCGGTTTTATTCCTGCACGAATACAGAGTTCAGAAAAGCCTTCTACCGTACTTACTATTTCATTATTTCGCAGTCGGCATTGTGATTTCACTTTCCCTTTATCCAGGTAAACCAGTACGCGCCCGGTGAAATCATCTGGCACATTCAGGGTAATTGTCATTGTTGCTGGCTGATTACCCATGACTTTCCCCCTGAATGATCCGGTAATCGCAACGGGTCAGCAGTTCGCTAAATTCCGGTGGTGTGCCGAAACAGCAACCAGCTCGTAGCTGTTCAGAGGATACCTCAACGCCTTTTTTGTAGTGATTCACCATACGTCCGGTAAAGTGCGGATCATCATCATGATGACACCTTAACGGCTTAATAAGTCGTGCACATCCAGCCTGCTTCCTCAATGCTTTTACGCTCCCGGTAAATTTCTCGTCATACTGAATGCGGTTAAGGTCAGAGATTGACAGATTAATCATGGCGCACCTCCTGACGAATACGGGCGGCGAATACAGCGACACAACCGGACGGGCAATGGTTACGCGCTTCGCGTTCCGTCCAGGCGGTGACGTGGATGATTTGGGATTCTGACGCGCCAAAGATGATAAAGCGCCAGATAAAGGCAGTTTGGGAATGTACAAGGGTAGGGACTGTAGCCATATTGGCAGCCTCTTCGTTAGGGTTAATAAACCCACCGCAGGAAACGCCAATTTCGCTGGCGGTGGACTGTACGGGGTTGGCGTAACCGGTTAACGAAGAACCCGGCGCGGATTGCTCCGCCCCCATACAGCCCACCATTGATAAGGTGTGACTATCCGGCACAAAAAAACACGCAGGGCGCGTGTTGTGCGCTTCGTTAAATACCAGGACGCCAATCCCGGCACCAGATTTTGCTGGTGCGTATAAATCATAGCCTTGGCTGGCAGTGGCGAGCAACAGGTTTTTTACATCGGGTTTATTCAGGTTGTGCGAGTCCCGCCCTTGCGGGTGTGTGGTATGATTTCTCATAGCTACCTCGATACTCTCGTTATCGTTGGTGGTTAGAAGCCCGGTTAGTGTTGACGCACTGCCGGGTTTCGTCGTTTCTGCACCTTGCTTCAACAAGGTGTTGAACACCAATCTAATTTCAGGTGTTAAACACGTCAAGTGTTGAACACTTATTTTTTTTTCTGCATACTGCATTTGTTTTTCATGAGGGGTACACAACATGGCGACAAAAGCAGTAAACGCGAAATCACAAACCGTTGCGGCAAGAGTTCCGCATGAAGTAATGAACAATGTTGAGGCGGTAAAAATGCCAGGTGAAAGTACAGGGCAGTTTGTTACAGCAGCATTAAAGCGAGAAGTTGAATACCGCCAGCTGCGCAAGGCCAAAGAGTAGGAATAACCACTATCAGTGCCGTGATGTGAGGAACTACGGCGCATTGCTATGCAGGAGGCCATTATGAACAATAAAAAGTTAACAAAAATACCATCACAAACCCGAAAGAGACGTCGCAAAAATATGACGCACGAGCATGAATCAGACAAATTCGCGCCGTGTGCGTTTGTCCTTGAGACGTTCCTTAAAGAGTACAGGCGCACAAAATTAGGGCCACATACCTGGAAAACATCGCGACATAGCGATATTAAAGAGCAGGAATAGCCCCACCGGAATTTTCTTCCGGTTACGCTTTTCCCACCGACCGCAAATACACCGCTGTTGGCAATATGTTCAAGTTTGATTTGTCGTAATACCCACCGGTGCCACTTTGCGGTCGCCTTAGTTTTCTCCAGAACGGCATCAAATGTCAGATTATTCAGCACTGAACGACCAGAAGAAATTGCATCAGTCGCACCACCAGCAGTATTTTTTGCTTTCCGGACAGCGTGGCTAACGGCATTTTGCAGCAAAATATTCTGCATTTCTGGCTTACTGTGATAACAGTGATCAGCGCCTTCACTCTGTACGACCACAACGCTATAATCTGCCTCGTAGACAGTAAGCAATATGGCGCAGTAAGCGACTTGTTCACAAAGGCGCTCCGGCAACGGGGCGCTTTTTCTTTTTGTAACGGTCAGAGCGTTACACATGGCTGTTTTCCTCCATGCGACGGGCTAACCAACGCTGCGAAAGACGAATTAATTCAGCTTTCCGCTGGTGGTAGTCCTGGCCTAACTCAATCAGCGTGATATTGCTCTGCTTAAGGTAAGAAAGATGCTCAAGCTGCAACGTGCTCATGTGGTCGCGTGGTTCGCCTGTGATGCCGTTCGCCTGCGCCCACTGTTTTGCAGTCATGCCACCCAGCACGATACGCGCCAGCATATTGGCTTCCGTGGTGTAGTGGTGCTGTAGAGTGTTTTTACCCAGCTCAGCCCGGTACGCCTCCAGCGCGGCACACATTGGCTTAAAGTAGCTGGCAACTGTGATACGGGCTTTCAGTTCCCGGCGTAACACTGCGGAACGCACTGGCGCTACCTTGTGTAGCTCCTCCTCGCATTTGATAAAGTACTGACGAACGGCGCGCCCCTGTTCGGTGCGCTCGACCATCGCCAGTTCTTTCGCCATGTTGATAGTGCTCAGGTAGTCGTGCTCTACACGTTGGCGAGATTTTGCGCTCACCGGATTGGGGGAGGTCAAATTTTCTACGAATTCAAAATCCACGCCCTTTTTAAATCCGTACTCATCAATGCGTCCTTTAATCCAAGTTGTGAAATCACGCTTCACACCCAGCACCTTATGCAACGCTCTGGCGCTAACAATATTGGTTTCACGCCCGCCAATAACGCCGGAACTAACCGGGATAATTTCGCAGAAATTTTGTTGGCTCTGGTTTTCAGGCCGAACGAAGCCCTGCCCCTGTACGGGCGTTTTTCGCAGTTTCATAAAAACTCCTGCTATCGAATTAAGTTACTTTTTATTTGCTGGTGGATAGCTGGGACTTCTGGCCCCGTAGCCATTTAATCAGGTAGCTGTTCCGCGTGATTCCGCAATACGCTGATTAATCCACTCGTCAATTTCACTCTCAACGAAAGCAATCGCTCGCGAGCCAATTTTAACTGATGCAGGAAATTTACCTTGCCCCATAAGGCGATAAATCCATGCCTTGCTATATCCAGTTCTACGCTGAACTTCCGTTAAACGAATAAGCGTATTTGACATATATTTACCTCATAACGTCTACTCAATTTGACGAGGTAATCATGGCACAGAAATAACGAATATTTTAATGCTCTCAGGTCTAATGGTTATCGGGAATATTTTTACCCTAAGGGTAATAGTAAAATTGATGGGAAAGCATACAAAAATACCCTAAGGGTGAGGTCTGATTACCCTTAGGGTGAGACGCGAACAAAACATGAGATACCACTAGGGTAAGGCTTCATCGTTTGATAGGACAGGCGACAAGCTCAATAGATGCGGCCTGTCGGGAGGTAAAACCTCGTTTTTCAAGCTCAGTAGTAATCGCGCCCTGGTTTCCCCTAGTTGCGCGATCATTCTCTGGGTCGTAATTGGCCCACTCTCTGTTTCTAATATCGATAGCCAGATACAATGGGTCATCATCACGATACGCCTTTAACAAAATCGGGCGCTCCTTTTCTAACTGATTTACCCGCGCCCTTAACGATTCATTTTCTTTTTCCAGCATTGCAATTCGGGATAAAAAATCATCATCTGTACGCAACTCTTTATGTTCAATATTGCTTCCTTGCGCCTCGTTATTTTCAGAAGAGTCAGCACATTCCAGATTCATTAACCCGTCAAGGATTTCTGGGAAAATTTCGAAAATTTCATTTCTTCTGAATCCCATTGCCTCAAATTCGGCATCTTCCCAATAACCAGATACCAGAAAACCACTCTCATCCCTCTCACAAGGTAAACAACCACGCTCCCTAACCGTATCCAGTTTTGCATAAAGAAAGTTAAAATCAGATCTCCACTCAAACGGATCCGAAGAATAAAGCTCCACCTCATTTAATGAATTTACTGTGTACAGGGTAATGCCTGGATTTACTGTATTTATTCTCTTGAGTATCCAGGTAATGACTTCTGAAATATTAGCATCAACAACTTTAAATACATCATCAAGAAAATCACGTAAATAAATAAACTCTTTTTTGTATTCATTTAATTCGGCATGAATATCAACCATACGCACACCTCTGCGCCCTCTACCGTAGTGGCTGTGCCAGTCCGCCGAGGTGTACGGATTTTCGGGAGCGACCCTAGACACAGCCTTTTCTTAATCGCTCAAAGTCTACTACTGTATACTCAACCAGTCACCCGCATTTTCCGAACTCACAATGCACCACATTTCCGCCATGCTCGAGCGAATCCATATAATCAGCGTACCACTGAAGCATTTCCCGCCGCCCATCCAGATATTGCGCATGGTTGTATGTGCCACGAATTGAGTTTTTATCGACGTGCGCGAGCTGCGTTTCTATCCACGCAGTGTTATAGCCCTGCTCATGCAAAATGGTGCTCATAGTGTGTCGGAAACCGTGGCCAGTAACCTTTCCGTTATAACCAATGCGCTTAAATACTTGGTTTATGCTGGCCTCACTCATTGTTTTTCTTGGATCATTACGACCAGGAAACATAAGCGGATAATTGCCAGTTAGTTCTTTAATCTGCCCAATAAGCGAAAGAGCCTGCTCAGACAATGGCACTATATGAGGGCGACGCATTTTCATGCGTGAGGCTGGTATTTCCCAGACCGCCTTATTGATATTGATTTCATCCCAAAATGCCCCGCGGAGTTCGCCGGTACGCAAGCCGGTTATAATCAGCAGACGAGCGGCTAAAACTACTAACGCGCTTCCTGTATATCCTGACAAAGCCTTGAAGAAATCAGGCAATTCCTTTGGTGTGAGGAAAGGATAATGATTGGAGTCATGCCCTTGCATCGCACTGGTGAGATCCGGAGCAGGGTTATACTCAGCACGGCCGGTGACTATTGCGTAACGGAAAACTTCCCCGCAGCGCTGCCTAACCTTTTTGGCCTTTTCTGTAGCGCCGCGCCCCTCAATGCGCCGTAGCACATTCAACAGTTCAAGCGGTTTGATATCAGCTATTGGTTTTTTGCCAATGTAAGGGAACACATCTTTGTTGAAAGCCTCCAGGATGTCTGAAGCATACCCAGCAGACCATTTTTTTAGTTTGCTGCTGTGCCACTCAAGGGCAATATCTTTGAATGTATTGTTTAACTGAGTTTCACGGGCAATCTTTTCTTCCCGTTTCGCTTCCATAGGATCGATACCCCCAGCGATCCCCCTTTTGGCTTCTTCACGTTTTGCCCGAGCATCGGCCAATGTGACTTCAGGATACACGCCAAGCGCTAACAGCTTCTCTTTGCCTGCTACACGATACTTGAGCCGCCAGTATTTGCCGCCATTAGGTTTAATCAAGAGATACAAACCACCACCATCAGCCAGCTTGTAAGGCTTATCTTTAGGTTTGACGGTGTCCACCTGGCGGGCGTTTAGTTTCACTTGGGGGTACCTCCTATAGACCGAACAACAAATACCCCCATAAGTACCCCCAAACGACCGTAGATTTCAGGGAACTTTAGTAGACGTAGAAATACTAAAAGGGGCTGTAAAGCGCAGAGTATAAGGGGTTTCAGTGAACTTTAGTAGACTTGGGGAAACGTTAGAATGGTGCCGATAATAGGAGTCGAACCTACGACCTTCGCATTACGAATGCGCTGCTCTACCAACTGAGCTATATCGGCCCTGAAAGGACATGTTCACGAACGTGAATCACGGTGGACAAGGTTAAAACTAACCGGGCGATGCGTCAATGGCCTTGTGAATCAAATGGCTACTTTTGCATCACCCGGTTTTATTTACGCACGAATGGTGTAATCACCAATGCCGATCCACTTGTAAGTGGTCAGTGCTTCCAGCCCCATTGGGCCACGCGCGTGGAGTTTTTGTGTGCTTACCGCCACTTCCGCACCCAGACCAAACTGGCCGCCGTCGGTAAAACGCGTAGAGGCGTTAACGTAAACAGCGGACGAATCCACTTCGTTAACAAAACGCTGGGCGTTGCGCATATCGCGGGTCAGGATCGCATCGGAGTGTTGTGTGCCGTGTTCACGAATATGGGCGATGGCATCGTCAAGATCGCTGACGATTTTGACGTTCAAATCTAATGACAGAAACTCATCGTCATACTCTTCGGCTTTAACAGCAACCACCTTCGCAGGGCCTGCCTGCAACTGCGCCAGTGCAGCTGCATCTGCGTGTAATGTCACGCCGCTTTCCGCCATTTGTTTGCTTAATGCGGGCAGGAAGCTATCGGCGATGTTTTTATTCACCAGCAACGTTTCAACCGTATTACATGTGCTCGGACGCTGAGTTTTCGCGTTGACGATCACTTTTAATGCTTCAGCGATCTCTACACTTTCATCAACGTAAATATGGCATACGCCTATACCACCTGTGATCACCGGGATTGTCGACTGTTCACGGCACAGTTTATGCAAACCAGCGCCACCACGCGGGATCAGCATGTCGATGTATTTATCCATACGCAGCATTTCACTGACCAGCGCACGGTCAGGATTATCAATCGCCTGCACGGCACCCGCCGGTAAGCCGCAGGATTTCAGGGCGTCCTGAATCACCGCCACCGTTGCAGCGTTAGTGCGACACGTTTCTTTGCCACCGCGCAGGATCACCGCATTACCGGTTTTCAGGCACAGCGAAGCGACATCAACCGTCACGTTCGGGCGCGCTTCATAAATCACGCCAATAACCCCCAGCGGTACGCGACGACGCTCAAGACGCAGGCCGCTGTCCAGTACGCTGCCATCGATTACCTGCCCCACCGGATCGGCGAGGTTACACACCTGGCGCACATCATCGGCAATGCCTTTCAGCCGTGCGGGCGTCAGTGCCAGACGGTCAAGCATCGCTTCGCCAAGGCCATTGGCACGCGCGTCAGCAACATCCTGGGCGTTAGCGTTGAGGATGATTTCGCTTTGTGCTTCCAGTTCATCGGCGATTTTTTCCAGCACGCGATTTTTTTCGCGGCTGGAGAGTTGCGCTAATTTATACGAGGCTTGCTTCGCGGCAATGCCCATTTGTTCCAGCAT